GGTTTTTACCTCATAGAAACAAGTGGGTCCTTCTAGGACTCTTATATTTTCCGTACGTAGCACTTGCATATTACGACCACTGGTACATGTGTAAACGTAACCTCGGACCAACGTACCTCGCGATGTTTTATCACTGGATAAAACCTCAAGAGTCTGAACAAATCGTTAAGTATAAGAATTGGTGTCCCGAAATTAGAAATAAAGTTCTTTTCATCGACACGGTTATATTACTCGGTGGTTTAGCATTGTTACCATCGTTCCTTAAATGGTAACCTAAGTAAAAAACAGGCTTAAAAAAAAGGTACTAAATAAATATATAAAACAATGGCAACTCTCGAACAAGATTATACGACCGTACCGGGTCAAATATACGCGTGTCTTTCTGTCGTAGGACCGGAGGCACCACAAAAAAACGATAAGTTTGGTATTAAAATTAGGGGCGCATTTAACTCGCGCGATGAAGCTGCTGCTCATGCAAAACGTCTTCAAAAGGAAGATGCGACTTTCGACATTTACGTTGTTGATATGTATAAATGGTTATTAATTCCACCTGATCCGGTTCAGATTGAAGATGCGCACTATGCGGATGAAAAGCTCGAGGAATTGATGACTGGGTATAGAGAAAATCAGGCACAAGCCGCCGCTATGTTTGCTGAACGTAAGAGGGATATGATGGCTGTCAAGGCACCCGGTGCCGATACGTATTTTAAAAGTGGTGACGAAAACTCGAAGTTTTATACGAAACCTGATGAACCTCCAATCAGTCACCCTGGTGAAGTATTGGACCGTCTCCAAAAGGAAAAACCGGATGCGGATATGGAAGATCTCGTCAAAGAGGCAGATGAGATTGTTGCTCAGGAAATCAAGGAACGAGCTGAAAAACGTGAAGCTGAAGCGAAGGAAGCGTTGGAAAATGAGGCTAAAGAAAGAGGATTTAATTCTATAGAAGCCATGCAAAAGTTTGACGATGAAAAGGTTAAAGCCGAAGCTAAGAAAACTCAAGTTGAACTTTCGGAGCAAGCGCAGATTAAGGAGGACGATGGTAAAGATGAAGAAGAGGAAGTGACATCTAAAAATAAGGAAAATGTAGACCCGGAGGAGGCGTAAATTAATTTTGTTATTTAAATGTAAGTATGTTGAGTATTATATTAAACATAATCACCATTCTTATTGTTATTGCAATAATCATTTTATTTTTAAAATTGTACTATACTAACGTAAAAAATAAAACGGAAGAAAAAAATGTTACTGCATCTGATATAATTCAGGATATTATCAAAGATCCATTAGTTGTAAGTCGAGCGTATTTTACTGAACCTAAAACCGGTAATATAGGTACGTTCAAAGGACAACAAACCCAATCTCGATACGATTGGGTAAGTGGTAAACCTATCCCGGTCGAAGAATAACTGGTTGCATGGTTTTTCCCATGAAAAAACCTAATAAGAATGCAACAAAAATAATAACATACCCTGTTTTATCTATGTTTGAAAAGATATCGTTTTTATCTTGTATTGGTAAAGGTGGGTGGTTATAATATACAGGCGGTTGTTGTACGTGGTCGTAGTAGGTTTCGTTATGATTATGTTCATCATTACGTTCTTCTAATTCATTACTGTTTTTATTTATGAATTCGTCTGGGTTATACTCAATAGGTGTACCAACTTCAGCTTCCATATATAAAAAAAGTATCTATTTTTTTAAGCTCATTATTACTCATCTTCTTCTTCTTCTTCTTCTTCATCTTCGTCCGTGTCGTCAACAACAAACCCTTTTAAGTTTCCATTTTCATCTTCATCCGGATCGGTTTCGTATTCGGAGTCTTCTTCATCATTATCCGTACAAAAATCTTCATCATCTGATTGTAATAAATCCACATCTGAATCGTATTCATCGTCCCTAAAATCGTCTTCAACTTCTTCAAATAATTCTAATCGTTCTGGCGCTTTAGAAATTCTCCCGGATCTTGTTCTTGTTCTTGCGACCATAGTATAATTATTATACAGACATTTCCTTTAACTATTTTACTCACTTTCACGCTGTTCTATAACGTCATACAAATACTCAAATAATGTTCTTAAATCGCTAATAATAGTATCTATATTCTCTAATTCGTCCGTATCACCTGACATAGAACTGAGCGATATTTCGTTTAAATTTTCTAGCGCCCTGTTTACATATCTTCTTGATAATTCGGTAGTTGTCCTGTATTCGAGTGCTAATTTGATATTTTCAACGAATTCGCTATGTATATCTTTATTTAACCCTGAATATTTATAAGATTGTCTTACGAGTTTATTTATTTCTGATACGATATTGTTATCGGTATCTTTTACAATTAAAGAGGATGCAAAGTATATTACAATAGCTAGAACTACTATAGCTATCATTGCGTATCTATAATTTAGATACTATTTTTTCCGGGAGAAAATGTTCGCGGGTGGTACATTTACAAACTTGTTGAATTTTATTTTTTGTTATTTTAAAATCTGTATTGTGAGTTTTACATTCACTACACGTATACGTTGTATGTACTAAATACTCTTTAGATTTAGATTTAGGTTTAGGTTTAGGTTTACTTAATTCTATACTTTTTACCTTAAATGTAACGTCATTTTTTACCACATGTTTATTTATAAACTCTAGAAGTGTGGTATTTATGGTACGATCTATATTAGTGTTTTCATTATCACTTTTCTTTTTGAAAAAAGATTTATTAGGTGATACATACTTCTTAACGGTACCATCTTTGTATAAAATATCTACAATTTTAGGCGGTAATTGGTGTCTTTTACCTGTAAAATCTTTACAAAACCCATAATGTCTCATTATGTCAGTAGTCGAAAAACACTTCTGTGCAATTGTTTCTCCTAGTATATGGAACCACACGTGATTAGAATTATGGTTACATTTTTTATTTTCACAATAGAAAGAGTTTGTTGATACTAGAAACTGATTATTACATTCAAACATTTTCGTGATACGTGAAGTTGTTTGTCCTTCGAGGTGTTTGTTTATAAAGTTTTGTAAAAGACATATAACTTCTTGGTCTTTGAATTCGTTTTTTATATCCATTTGTGTAAAAGACCCTTCATTTGTTTGAAAGACCGTTTTTCCTTCTATAATATTTGGTTCTGTACTTTGGCTACGTACAGTTGCCTTGTGTAAAAGATTAACATCTGGGTGTGGTAATATAGTTTCGAGTAAAGTGAAAGGACCTTTACCTTTACTACCTTTATAAATGAAATACGGTAAGTATTCACCTTGAATAACTTTCCCTGTGTTATTACATTCTTTACACCCTTGACCAGAACACTTTTCATGTTTAGCACGTTTATGTGAAAAAGGCATACGAAAACCACTCCCTTTTGTTTTTCTATCGGAACTACCATACACGGCCGAATCAACAACGTCTTCCCATTTTACTGAACCGTATACTAAATTTAGAGTATCTATGACGTGTTCTCTTATAGCTATTGCTGAAGATCTATTTACTGTAAAACCTTCCCAGTTTATATGAACACCTGTTTTAATTAAATTATGCGAAGCTTGTTTCGGTTCTGCTATAGATATTAAGGCATTCCCTGCACCTTTAAACTTACTAACTTTATCACAAATAATTTTACATATACTTTCTATCTGATTAACGGTTAATTCATTTTCATCTTTATAATCGAGATCTATAAAAAAGTTATAATTTTCCGTTTTTTGCTCGACAACAAAAATCTTTTCACCTAAATTATATACTTCTACACATTTTTCGTAAAAATCATTCAATCTATCAAATGGCACGGAAAGGACACCCCCATCCATGAGCACATGTGATACATTGGAGTTGTTTAAGAACCCCTGTTCTCTACACCAGTGTTTAAACATGGTATATACTTATAAGGTATTGGTTTTATTTTTTTATATTCATTCACTATCGTAGTGATGTCGCCAAAGTGTTTTTCTAAACGAGATTTCTGGATACTGTTCCTGTTCTGATAAAGATTTTTTCAAAACGAGTAGTTCATAAACTTTATCGTCTTTGTGTAATTCTGCGTACCTTTCTGCTTTATCCTGTGTGTACCCATGTCTTTCGACGAGTAATTCCTGTATTTGAGATAGTATATAAGCCTTGGACTTCATTATTTAATAGAGAAGGTTTTTCTATTAACAGAAGTTACACACGCGTAAAATTCTGGGTTATTGAGTACGTTTTTAACTATACGATCCCACTGTTTTTTCGTGTTAAATTCTGATAAGGTTTCAAAATTCATGAAATCATTTTCATCATGGGTCCTTTTAATGGGTAATTTTTGTATTTTTTTTAAATTTGTTTTTTGTTTTTCGTCGTTAAACTTCTTGACGAGTTCGTTTTGTTCTTGTTGTGTATAATTTACGAAAAATATGAACACGTTATATTCTAATTCCACACCCGGACTTTCCTTTACTACAAACTTGAAGTCTGTATATTCACCTTTCTTAAGATTTACGACCCCTCTCGTTTCTTCGTCTAACTCTCGTAAGGCACACCTAATAGGATTAGGTATTTCTTTTCTTCTACACCCTCCGGTAACGAAAATCCAATCTTTGAATCGTCGGTCTCGGACAGTCAGGAACTTTGGTTTATGACCCGTAAACATTACGGGAATAGCTATAGCCTTGTACTTTTTCATTGCGCGATTGCAAGTTATAATAGAGCGATATGATTATTCTGAAGATTCTTCTTCGCTATCTTGATTTTCTTCAAAATCTTCGTCGACTTGGGTTTCTTTTACAGTATCTTTTTTAACAGGTTTTTCAATTTTTTGGACTGGTCCTGGGACTCTGACGGGTGTTATTTGGGACAAAAATGAAGATATTTTACCATTCATTCCCTTAACACTTTCCATTTCTTCCCTGGTCGTTTTAAGCTCTTTATACATATAAATAGATGCTGCGATACACATTATAATAGCAACAATTATTGCGGTTTCACGATCGAATGTAAACATTGTATATTAAAAGTAGTATTTATGTTTTTAAGTTCGTATAATCGCGCCCATGTGTACACCGTTTTCTTTTGGACACTCGTATCCCATTTGAGCAAATTGAATCTCCTGGTAATGTCCATCTTTACACTCCGCATTTTGTACGGGTTCTTCGTGTTTAGAGTCGATGAGATGATTCAAAGTTCCGGATTTAGGATCGTAAGTTATAATAAAAATGAAAGCTAGTAAAAAAACTAATTGCCAGAACATTTATAATAAGTGGCTAAATTAAATTAGTTCGAGTACATCAAACCACCCATACCGTTTTCGATACGGAGGATGTTGTAGTTAATACCGTAGAGGTCTTCTGTAAAGGGCAAATTGTCAGAAACGAGTCTCGCGGAATCGAGTCTACTGAAATTGAGCGACCCCGTTGGTTGAATCTTCGTTGTATCGAGACAGAATGGAACCAACAAGGTACCAGCATCAACCGTGGACGATTGAGTATGGTAGTAGATTGGAGCCGTGGAGAAGTGTGGTTCGTAATTTTGGGCGTCTGTAACATCTGTACCATTGATTTGGAGTTTGAGTTTGGTAAGGTTAGAACCAGTGGCGTGAAAGTTGGTTGATTTTGTTGCAATCAAATACTTCATTGGGTGGTTAAAGTTAAGTTCCTGGATTTTACCCTTGGATGCAATGGCCTTTTGTGTTTGTGTGACGATCATGTTTTGTGGTGTAGAGGATAAGTTTGTACGTTCATCCGTGTCGAGGTGGATGAATTGGGCGTACACTTCCAAATCTTCTTTTGTAGATTCCAATGTACCCCACGTAATTCTCAATTCAACATCATGGTATTGGAGCGCGACCAATGGGAGCGCAGATTGGGCGTTTTCGCAAAACGAAAACCTGAGTGGGTAAAACTTATCGCCGCCGACCCCGCATGACCACGTCGATTTCGAAAACGATTGATTCATAGCAACTGGTGCGAGAGTATTAATAAAAGCACCATCTTGTGTGTCGATGACTTGACCACCGATCAAAAGTTCAACCTTGGAAACTTCCGCGGTCCAATCGTCAATATTACCTGATCTGTTGGCGAGATAGACGTATCCGAGCATATCACCTTTACGCTCGAACCTAATGGTAGACATACCATCGGAGACGGGGTTGCCCTGGATAGTTTGTCTTTCGACAGTTTGGGCAAAGTTTGTGTGACGTTTATAGTTAGACCTAAAAAAGGA